GACCCGCCATACGGCTTATCAAAAGAACCGGACATCGTCGAAGTGCTGACTAAATGGATGAACGGTGAGCCTTACGATCACGGGCACGGCGGTTTCATGGGCAAGCGCTGGGATTCTTTCGTACCACACCCGGACATTTGGCGCGAAGTGCATCGAATGTTAAAGCCGGGCGGTCATGCGCTTGTGTTTGCCGGCACACGAACGCAAGATTTAATGACGATTGCGCTAAGGCTTGCGGGGTTTGAGGTGCGCGACGTCATCGAGTGGCTTTACTTTAGCGGGTTTCCGAAGTCGATGGACGTAAGCAAGGCGTTTGATAAGCGAGCGGACGCGGGGCGTGAGAAAATTGGCGAATACACGATTAGAGGAACCGTGGATATTCAAGGCGGAAATTATAACAGCGGAAAAACTGCGATAAAAACGCTAAATATAACCGCCCCAGCAACTGAACTCGCGAAGAAATGGGACGGTTGGGGCACGGCACTAAAACCAGCACATGAACCGATTATTGTCGCCCGCAAGCCGTTAGAATGTACGGTATGCGACAACGTAGAGCGCTGGGGCACGGGCGCGATTAATATTGACGATTGCCGGATTGGAAGCGATGAAATGAAATGGAAGCCTAGAGGTCAAAGTGTGACTTATGCAAAAACGACTTACGACGCTTCAAGGCAGGGCGAATTAAATATAGGTCGATTCCCGGCTAACATCGTTTCAACCGAATCGGAAGATGACGGCGCTTTTTGGGCAAAATATGCGACGGTTACGCCGAAAGAAATTTCGAAGAAGGCGTTCAAAAAAGACCGTAATAGCGATTGGCGCGGAAATCCTATTGACTTAGAAGAAAAAACTACAGACGATGGTCAGAAAAAACCGATTGACAATCCGTTTTTAAGAGGCGAAACAAAACGCGTCAACTCACACCCAACCGTTAAACCGACCGATCTCATGGCGTGGCTTGTTCGCTTAGTTACTCCGCCTGGCGGCACCATACTTGATCCATTTGCAGGCAGCGGAAGTACGTTAGTAGCGGCCAAGCGCGAAGGTTTTGGATTTATCGGAATTGAACGCGAGCCGGAGTACGTTGAAATTATCGAAGCGCGAACAGGAGAGGTTGCACAATGATAAAGACAACGACTAAAAGACCGACCTAATGGCGCAACAATTAACGTTAAATTACGCGAAAGGGGACGATTACTTGACGCAAGAAGCGGCTTTGGGAAGTCTCGAATTAAACCGTATTTATCAGATGGATTGCGTTGAGGGGATGCAATTGTTGCCTGATGATAGCGTCGACCTTATCGTGATTGACCCGCCGTACAATATCGGAAAGGACAAACGCTGGGACAAATGGCGTAGCGTTGATGATTACGTGGCATGGATGACGGAAGTGTTTCGCGAGTGTGAACGTGTATTGAAGCCGAACGGTTCTTTTTACTGGTTTCATAACGATTTTGAGCAGATCGTCGAGTTGCATCGGGCGCTTTGCGAAAATACAACGTTTGTATTTAAACAGTTTATCGTATGGAATAAACGGTTTGAAGGCGCAAAGTTAAAAGGTTATTTAGATGGGCATATCGCCGTTGGTGGATTACGGAATTATAAACAAATGGCGGAATATTGCTTGTTTTATACGTTTCAGGACGATTATGGAGTGGATAAAGAAGGATTCGGATTTCAGTCACTACGAAACTACTTTCGCGAATTACAAGAGGCGCTCGGTTTAACGAAAAAAGCGATCATCGATAAAATCGGACAGCGCGCCGATCATTGCTTCCGTTGGAACTCAACGCAATGGGATTTGCCTACGCCTGAAACATACGCCGATTTATTAAAACTGCCGCGAAAGGCTGATTTCGAGCCGCGCGAATACGAATCACTTCGTGCGGAATACGAAGACTTACGCTACGTATTCAACAATCAAAAAACGCATCATAGCGTCTGGAATTACGAAGTGGCGCCGAAAATCGGCCATATCACGCCAAAACCCGTTGAACTAATCGAAAATATCATTCGCCATAGTTCAAACGAAGGCGCGATTGTGCTCGATTGCTTCATGGGAAGCGGAACGACAGCCGTCGCAGCCGCCCGAACTAATAGAAAATTCATCGGCTTTGAAACGGAACGCGAATATGTAGAAATTGCTAACAAACGACTTGGCAACGAATTGAAGGCTGGTTGAATGATTAATGTAATCGAAACAACGACGCGTGGCGACCGAAAAGTGGTGAGGTATAACGGAAGCTACCTCGACCATTCGCCGTATGTTGTTAGTCGGATTGTGGACGAGGTTTATAACTACGGAGGGAGACGATTAGATGAAGGACTACAACGCAAAATTATATGAAGATTACACGAAAATAAAACGAAAAGTCGAGCGCGGCATGTTACCGTTAGTAGCCCGCAATCCGGCAATTGGTCGTGCAACGACCGATTACGCGGTGGCACTTGCGGAACATTATCACGCCGACAAAGACGCCGGTAAGAATCCGCCAGTGCCGCTGAAAAATGCCCCCATGCTCGACCGATTTAGCGACCTTGTTATGTGGGAGGAGTTGAAGTGGTCGCACCCCGACAAAATGTCAATCGTCGAATACCCGGTCATGAGCGAAACTCAAAAAGAAGTCCGCAATGAGAAACAGACACTGCGCGACGACATCCTGTACGGCGACAGACGATATACGGGACGTCGAAAGACGCACTTTACCGACGAGGATGGCGCGCTGCAAGTGAGAAATACGCGGATGGCTATTCCGAGCGACGTTGGGAAATATATCGACTTATATGACGCGTTAGAAAACGCAGGCTTGACGGATAGGCAGCGCCAAGTAATTGACCTTGTGTTTTTCGAGAATTTAACGCAAGAGGAAGCAGCGGCGGAAATGGGCGTGAACAAATCGAATGTTAACGCGTATTTGAGCGCAGCATATCGAAAATTACGCGAATATTTGACGAAAGAATAGTAACTTTTGGGTAATTAGTTACCTATATAAACGCCGAAGGGCTCTTCAAGCCGCAGAGGACGGAAAGGTTCCCGTCGCGCTGGCACCTATCGCCAGTTAACAGAGATGAAGGAGTGCCACCCTTCCTGCGGTTTTATGTTTATCCGCCTAGTCGCGGAAAGAGAGACGCAGAGGACGGAACAGGCAGCCGTCGCCCTTGTTGGAGATGTCGGAATGTCGACCGACCTGCGTTTTGTACGAAGGAAGTGAAATATCGTGCTTAAGCACGAAGAAGTCGATTGGGGAACGCCGGTCGGCGATGAGCTAATATAACGACCTAATGGCGCAACTAAACGGTGCGCCGAATATGCAGCGGTTTACTCAAAGTAGACCGCCTACAAACGCTTTGAACGTTGGGCGCGATAATCAACGTTCGTTACATAGCGTCCGGTTTGGGCGCTTTTATTTATTTTAAATTCAACGAAAATCTAATGAAATAGGAGGAAATTTAATGGTACTAGATTTATTATATTGTCCTTATTGCGAAATTGAGCATGTACCGTCAAAAACAGTAGATAATCAAGGTAATGTTGTTGGATTATTTTGCGATTGTGCAAGACTTTTGATTCGTGTAAATACTCCGTATTGGAATGGCGAAAGTATTCTTCCGCAATTAAATCGTTTCTTAAAAGCTAGTGTTCACTTGAACTCGCTAAAGAACATGGATAATGACGCCATACGCCGTCTTTCGAAAAAGATGGCTTATTTATTTTTGCAAACAAAATACGGTAAAGAACGAAAAATAAATTACGCATTTGTTGAGTATCATGCCCGCGACATTATTTATAAACTGCAAGAAAGCGTGGTAAGCGCCAATGAGTAGTTTACGTGTTATAGACATCGAAACAGGCGAAGATAGGTCGAGCGAATACACGTTAAGACATCGCAATCAAGACAATGCTTATCGTAAATTAAAGGAAAAACGCGGTAGGCAATCGGACTTTACCGCCTCGAACATGCGAAATCTACACGAAGTTTATTCCGTACTGACAACGGCTCAGTGCGGTTATTTAATGCGTTTACAATGCAACGTCAGTTATGACGGAGGAACGCTAATTAATTCCGATAAATCGCCGATGACTACGGCCGATATGATGAATGCGTTGCAACTTACGAAAAAGCGCTCAACGTTCTACGACTTTTTGGACGCGTGCATTGAACACGGAATTATCATCGAAAGCGACGGCGCATATTCGGTTAATCAGCGCTACCATTTCCGCGGTGCATTTAACGGCGAGTCCGTCGTGAAGGCGTACACTACGAAAATTAAGCAAGTCTACCGCGAAGTAAAAGCGACCGACATCGGACTTATCTATCGTATGTTGCCGTACATTCATCAGGAAACAAACGCGTTATGTGCGAATCCTTACGAACAAGACCCGACAAAGATTCGTTGGTTCAATCGGAAAGAACTGGCGGAAGCGATCGGCGTTAACCCTGCGACACTTAGCCGCCGACTACCGAATATGAAGTTCGGCGATGAGTACGTTGTGGCACGCATTAAACTCGGCAATGAGCCGGAAAGATATACGTTTAACCCTAACGTGTTTTACCGGAAGGATAGCGAGCCGGATAAAACGTTGCAGGCGATGTTTAACGTTACTTCGTCGTAAGAAGTGTGACTTTATTCGGACAAAATCGCAAAAAGTGTGACTTTATTCGGACAGGTTCGAATTCGAGATAAATCAATAGATTGTGATGTTTTTTCTACTTAACGCACTATATATTGTGTTTTTTGTCAAAAACAGTCCAAAATATACTGCGTTTCTAAGTTAAATTATTTCTTAGTCTTTGTTATAAACCTTTGCGCCTTCGACCTTGAAAAACAGGTCTCGGCGCCATCAATCATTACTAATTAATTTTCGCGGAAGGAATTAAAATATTGGTAGCGACGACGAGCCCGAAGGGCGAAGTCGGCGCAAAGGTTTAGGTTTATATAAACGAACGACATTAGCGGGGAATGTGGCTTACGCCCTGACATTCCGCGTTATTATTACGGAGGTGAAACGAGTGGCAAAACGCTTAAGCGAAAAACAAATCGCAGCAATCGAATTATTGGCGCGTCCCAAAATGGACGGTAAGACATACGCACAGATTGCGGAGGAGGTCGGCATTAGTGAGCGTCAATTGCGGAATTGGCGAAATGACGATTATTTTAACGACCAATTGAAGCGGAAAATTGTCGCCAATACTATCGATCGCCTGCCCGAAGTCATGCAAGCAGTGCCCGACATTATTATAAATGAAGGCAACGCGGCAATGCTACGGACATTGTTGCAGGCGCACGGAATGCTGACCGAGAAATTAGAAGTCGATAATAAGGGGAATAATGACGCAGACACTAGCGCAATTAAAGCCGAGATTGAGCGGATGAGAAAGGCGAAAGCGGAAACGAAGGACTCATAACGGACATTATATAAGTAGGGACGCGGAAACGCAGGATTCCGATTATTGCCGAATAGGGTACGATTCACTAGGCAACGGGCGCTTGCGCGTGACCCTGCCAACGTTTTGGCAAAACACGAACAATAACGCCCACAGCCACTGAATCAATCGTGCTTGACGACAAAAGGCGGACAAACCCCGTCAAATCAACGTTTATAGACGTTTTAGTTGACGCTAGTTAACATAACGTAAGTTCCGGGAAGTAGAAAAAAGCGTAAGAAAATCGGAAGAATGACGGTGAATGTTCGGATTTTAAAGGGGCGGGGGAGGTCGAACGGGTTTTCGCCTTTCCAAGCGCTGTTTTAACGCGCGAAATAAAAAATCACTTTGGACTTTAGCGTACTAAAGCACGGAAAGGAGGCGATATACCATCGCATGGATTGACGGTCGCTGGCTCGACCACGACGAACGCGAGGAACTATTCGCAGTCTACGACGAATATTTTCGCGAGATATTCGACATCTACGGCGACGACCCGACGAACTGGCCGCCCGAAGCCCGCGACCGATTTCCGATTTACAGCCGGCTGGAACGTGTGCGCCGTTGTGAAGGGGACTTGCTCGAATTTTCTCTGGAGTATTTCAGTGAAGCACGTAACCCCGGTAACGACGGCAACTGGGAGGGGTTCGACATTGTTGACGCCGACCAAGCGGCGGACTTTCACAAGGAAATCGCGGAAATCATTGACGACGTGTCAACCGTTCACACCAACGACAAAGTTGCGGTTGCCGCGCCGCGGTCACACGCCAAGTCGACATACTTGTCGAAAGCGTCGCCCATCCGTGAGGTCGTCTACCGTCTCCGCAAATATATCATTATCATTTCGGAAACGCCGACGGTATCGAAGGCGAACATGGAATGGATTCGTAACCAACTGAAATACAACGCCAAACTACGCGCCGACTTTGGACCGTTATTGTCGCCGAAAGACCAAGCGAACATTCGCGACAATGGCGAGGGCTTTATCGCATGGCATCCCGACCCTGACAATCCGGAAGTACGCAAGCAAATAGCGCTTGTTGAAGCGGCGTCGACCGGTCAGGCGTTGCGCGGTCGTAACTGGAACGGGACGCGACCGGATTTAATTATCCTAGACGACCTAGAGGACGCACGCCCGGGTGGTAACGCCAGCACGCCGGAACAGCGGCGAGCGCTGAAAGATTGGTTCGCGCAGACGGTCATGGCGCTCGGCGACCCGAAAGGCAAGCGAACGGCTTTCATATACATGGGAACGACCGTGCATTACGATTCATTACTAATGGACGTGCTTCACCGTCGGTCAGACTTTAAGTCGAAGGTTTACCGCGCGATTATTGAGCAACCAGAACGGCAAGACCTTTGGGATGAATGCCGGCTAATCTACATTGACCGCGAAAACCCGAACCGGCTCGATGACGCTAGGAAATTTTATGAAGCCAACGAGGCGGAAATGTTGCGTGGCGCAAAAGTGTTATGGCCGCAAGTTCAGCCGTTGTGGAAGCTGATGACGTGGAAATGGGACAACGGTTCGAAGGCGTTCAATACCGAGTATCAAAACAATCCAATCGACGAGGAGTCGCAGATTTTCAATCCGGAAACATTTACGTACTGGGACGACGGTGAAAAAACATACGATTTTCACTCAGCCGATTACACGCTGTCAATGGGACTTGACTTCGCCTTTGGTCGAGAACGCGGTGACTATTCGGCGTTGCATGTAGTCGCTAGACATAAGGAAACTGGCGTTATATACGTCGTTGATTCATATATCGAGCGATTGCCCATCGACGCTTATTTCGAGGTTATCGTCGATAAAGTGAAGTACTGGCAACCGGACAATATTGCCGCCGACGCCAACGTGGCACAGGAGTTTATCGCGGCTAAACTGACTGAACGCTTGGATTCGGAAGGTTATCCGGCAACTACTCGACTAAAACAGATAAAAAACCGTACTAAAAAGGCACTGCGGATTGAGTCGATGAAGCCCGACATCGAAAACGGAACAATTCGTTTTAGCCGGCGACATAATATGCTACTCGAACAGTTCGAGCGCTATGGGCAAGGAGAGCATGACGATGGACCGGATAGTCTCAACATGGCAGTCACAACCGTTGTAAAAACGGCAAAACGTAAAGCCGGGTACGCCGGTTCCTATCGCTATTAAGGGGGTGAGCAACATCACAATTGACCGCAATTTTATCAATGAAATTGTTATTGAAAATCCAATGAAAGAAGCGCTAGGCGAAAAGGAGTGGGAGCGCCTAGTCGCCGAAGCAAAACTGTATGACCGGTATTATGGCGCTTATAACGTTTGGACCGACTATTCCAAGCCGCCGGAACTTGATTATGAGCCAACGCAGCTGGCTATCAACCGCCTGCGAAAATTAATTGATACAATCGCGGCGTGGCAGTTTGAGAAAGAGCCGAAAGTCACCGTGCCGCCTGACATTATTGACGACCCCGCATTGATGGCACAACCAAATTACGCGCCAAGCGCCGAACAACAAGCAGAAAACAGCCGTGCCAAAGCGAAAGAACGTTTGTTGCAGTGGGTTTGGGATGACAACCGCATGCACGAAAAATTACTTGCCGCCGCTAAAGACCGAGCAATATCGAAAACAGGCGTTTATGCAAGGCTACACTACGACACACGTCGCGGTGAAATCCGTATTTTTTGGCACCCGTCGACCGAAGTTATCGCGATTCATAACGATTGGGACGTCGACGAGTTAAGCGAGGTTCACTTTATTGCGTATATCGATCCCGACAAAACGCGACTATGGAAACTATCATACTTTCTAATATGGCACGAGGACGCTGGTATATATGACTGCGAGTTGGAAGAGGCGGTATATGACGAAGAATTCAACATCATTGAACAGCGTGTGCCGCGTCAATCAATGGGCCTTGATTTTATTCCGGTTGTGCATGTGCCGACCGACAGACTGTCAGGAGAAGTCGAGGGACAATCGGAACTTGAAAAAATGATACAAGCAAACGACGAAATTGACCGTAAACTAAGCGATTATTCGGACGCCCTACGGTTCGAAATGTTCGCCATAACGCTACTAACCAACGTCGACGAGGACCCGAAAAATCCGCTGAAAATCAGTCCGTCGGCGAAGTGGAACTTAGGCGACGGCGACGAAAACAGAGAGCCAAGCGCCAAAAAGTTGGAAAGTGGCTTTAAATTCCGTGAGACAATCGAAAGCTACCTCGACCGGGTGTATGCAGAGTTACACGAAGTAAGTGAGGTGCCAATTGTAAATACTGCCGATATGCGGACCGGCGGCATTAATGATATGGCATTGCAACTATTATTTTCAGCCATTATTTCAAAAACGCAACGGGCGTGGGTCATTTGGCAATCACGACTGCAAACGTTGAATGAATATATACTTCGATACATGAAGGCGCGGCAAGAACATCCCCGTTTTAAGTATGACAAAGAACTGCTTTCGCAAGTTGACGGCTATTACTACAGCGAAATTATATTCGGCTTACCACTGCCTAAGGACCAACTAGCCTTAGTAAATCAACTTAGCGAAGAAATCGCGTCAAATATGGAATCAATAAAAGGCGCAATTACCCGTAGTGGCAAGGAAAATGCCGAAGCGAAATTGATGGAGATTATTTCTGAACGCAATTTAATGCGGGCAATGAGCGACCCATATAGTGGCGCTGAATAATTTACTGACCGATACGTGAAGTCGTTAAAAGCACCGGAAAAACAAAGCCGACGGGCTAAAAACGGGAGGAATACCATGAAAACAAAAACGTTACAAGATATATTAGAACAACCATTACGTCATAAAATGGATTTACAATTTTTTGCGGAAAATGATGAAGATGAATTACCGGAAGGCGGAAAAACCACGGTTGAGGAACCGGAAAATAACCCGAAAGAACCTAGCGAGAAACTGTTAACACAAGAGGAATTTGAAAAAGCGTTAAAAGCGCGTCTTGAACGTGAGAGGAAAAAATACGCTAATTATGACGAATTAAAGGCAAAATTAGCTGAACTTGAAAGAGCAGAAGAAGAACGGCGAAAAGCCGAAATGACCGAAGCCGAGCGCTTGAAAGCCGAAAAAGAGGAGGCCGAGAAAAAGGCACAAGAGGCGGCGGAACAAGCGAAGAAGGCAAAAGAATCCGCACAGCAACGAATCATCAACACGGAAATTCGGTCGGTTGCTCGCGTACTAAATGCAAACGATCCGAACGATGTACTTGCGCTAATTGACAAGTCGGGCATTGAAGTAGACGACGACGGCAACGTCAAGGGCGTTGATGAAGCGGTCAAAGCATTAAAGGCGGCAAAGCCGTGGATGTTTAAGCAAGCAATCGGTGTGGATGCCGTCGGTGGGGGAAATCCACCGAAAAATCCGAGTGTTGACGAATTGTCGGCGAAAGAGAAGGAACTTGAAGAAGTTAAAAAGCAAGCGGCGCGTAACCCGCGTTTATTAGGTAAAGTTACGCAGTTATATAACGAAATCATAGCGTTAAAACAACGCAAATAAAAACATTAGGGGGAATTTTGAATGCCAGCATTATCTTATGACTTTAAGGATCAGGTACGCCAATTACAGGCGAATGTAGACGTCATTTTAACAAAAGCACCAGTTTTATTCGGGTTAGTTGGGCAAGGTGACGCACTAACACAAACGAAATTCGAGTGGATGAACGATTACTTGAACAGCGATACTGCGGTTGCAGCGTCGGCGGTTGATGCCGTATCAACTACTGTCGCACTAGCGGAAGGAGACGCCCGCAAATTTGCGGTTAACGCGCTAGTACAAAACGGGTTGGAAGTATTACAAGTTACCGCGGTTGACGAAGTAGCTAACACAATTACGGTAACTCGTGGATTTGACGCAACAACTCCGGAAGAAATCGCAGCAGGAGCCGAGTTAAAAATCATTTCTCGTCCGCGTCCAGAAGGTGAGGACACATTCCGCAAAAACGAAGTCAATGACCGTTTGGTGTCATTCAACTATTCGCAAATTTTTAGTCGTTACGCTTCCGTGTCTCGTACACAACAAGCAATTCAAACTTATGGCGTAGAGGACGAGTTAAATTACCAAGTAAACCTTCGCCTGCAAGAAATGATCCGCGAAATGAATAACGCATTAATTTATGGTCGTAAATATGCAGGGTCGCAATCTCAACCTCGGACAACTGGCGGAATTTTTGCATTCGCCGGAGAGCAAGGTTCATTTAACCAAGACTTTGGCGGTGCTGAAATTTCCGCAAAAGGATTGAACGACGCTGTTGAAGCCGTATTTACTCGCGGAGGAACTGTGAACACGATTCTTTGTGCGCCGAACGTTGCCCGACAAATCACAAAACTTGGCGGAGATACTATTAGAACAACTCGTCAAGATAACGCGGTCGGCTATCAAATTCTATCGTTTGTATCAGACTTACCTGGCGGTGCAATTTCCAGCGTTGTTGTCGATTTGAACATGCCAAAAGACCGTGCATTATTGCTTAATGTCGATAACATTAAAACTCGTTATTTAACTCCGACTTATGATGAAGACGCAACACTGCCGGGCGGCGACTATGTAAGTCGTGTTATCCGCGCCGAACTTGGCTTCGAAATCAAGAACGCAAAAGAATCTGTCGCAGTGTTATCTAATATCTCGAAAACAATTGCGTAATTGATGGGGCGTAGTGCCCCTCGAAATCTTTTAAAGGAGTGATTACACAATGGCACTTAGCGACAGAGACGCACAACGAATAAACTTATCCTTTCCGGTTGCCAACGACGTCAAACTTGGCGATATTATAAAGCAACTTGAGGAGGCGACCGGTGAAACTGTAAAAGTTTCTTGGTCGGATGTTACCGGAAAACCCTCGACTTTTACTCCGCCAGCGGCAACAACATCGACAATTGGAGGCGTTAAGAAAGCGGCTCATGTAGACCCTGCGTCAGGAACAGCGGCCGACATTATTAATGCTCTTATTGCGGCAGGTGTTATGGCATAATGGCGAAGTATAAGGCACTGCCAAATTACGAATTAATTCGTCCAGGTATTCATGTACAGTTTAATTCGATGGGCATTTACGAAACAAATAACGAAAAAGAAATTACGGTTTTAGACGGCGCAAAACCGTTTATTCAACGAGTAGATAAGCCAGAACCAAAGCCGGCGACAAAGTCCGCAGCAAAATCGAGCCAAAAACCGAAAAAATAACGGAGGTGACGCCGAGTGTCGGTGTTTGAACGACTGAAAGAACGACTTAAAAACGTACCGGGCGTCACAGACGCCGACATTACGGCGTGGGCTGACGAATCGGTAGCTGAATCAGGTATCTCGGAAGAAGAAAACGATAATGCCGTTCTTTATTTGGCTTTGGCAATCGCGTATGAATCCATTGCCGGAAATGCGGCAAGATTCTTTAAGTATACGGACGGCGAAGAATCGGTCGATAAGACGAATATATTCGCGAACTACACGCAACTAGCGAAAGACGCACGCAAACAATATCGAAAATATCGGCGGGGCAACGGCGCTAGTCAATCGCATGTAGCGAGGGCGGATAGACGATGACTAAGCAGGACGAACTAAACACAATATTCAAACGTATCGCCGGCGAACACGGCAAACTAACCACCAAGCAAATCGAGTTTGCCATTCGCGAAATTGGCCGTATTCGTGGCGATATTGCCGACATGCTTGCCGATTATGCAGGCGCTGACGGCACGATTAAACGGTCGCGACTCATGCGCCTATTGCGTGAGCTGGAAACGGTCGAACAGTACCTGCGCCAGTATGGCACAGACGCGCTGAACGGAATTATCGAAGAATCGGCTGACATCGCCATCGAACAGGTGCGGATAGCGTTTCACAAAGTTCTAAGTGAGTCACTTGATACGGTATCGCTTAACCAAAACGTCATTGATTATGTGGCAACACGGTTTGGCGACGATGGTTTAGTACTGTCCGACCGCATTTGGTCGACGTCGGGCGTAATTCGCGACGCTATTGCAACGCAGTTGCGCTCGGATATAATCAAAGGCGAATCGGTCGGCACAATGGTTCGAAACGTGCGAAAAGTCTATGATAATCAAACGTGGATGATTAAACGGCTAGTCGTGACCGAATCAAATACGGCATATCGGACAGCGAGTTGCATGAGTGTCGAACGTAGCGAAATCGCGGATTGGGTTCGTATTGTCGAACAGGGCAGTCGGCATCCGCGACATAAAGAACACGCTTGTTATAAATTCGCCCACGAAGATAGATACGGAATGGGAAACGGAATTTTCAAGCCGACCGACTCCGAAATTTATTCGCCACACCCGCAATGCAGTTCGTACATTGTACCGGTCTTAAATCCGGAATACTTATAGGAGGTGATTGCCGGAATGTTAACGCAAGCAGATATCGAATTTATCAAGGCTAACCGCGGAGAACTGACCGCCAATCGCACGTCAAAAATCATCGTAAAATATTCGGACGTCACCGAGCGCGATCCGTTCACGGGCGAGCCAATAGGCGAATTAGAAGTTACTCGCCAAGTTGACGCGGTAGTCACCGAAATAAGTACTGGTGTTGACCGTGAAATTAACGGTGGAATTGAGGTCCAAACTGGCGACTTGAATGTTTCTATATCGCTTGAGCAAATCGCCGATATTGCCGATAAAATCACGGCTATTTTGTATGGCAGCAAAAACTATGAAATATTGGCGTTGGATAAAAAAGGAATTGGCGTTGACAATCGCTACGAAATAATTGCGAGGTTAATAAGCTGATGGCGAACTTTAACGTAAAAATAGACGGATTGGGCGACGTGCTAAAAATGTTCGACCAAGTTGGCGGACAGCAAGCGGTGAATGACATAGATAAGATTACGGAAACGTATGCGCGTAAAATGGCGAGCGAATCCGCGGAAATGGCGCCGGTTGATACGGGGGCACTCAAAAACTCGTTGGCGTCGTCGCCGCGACAGGCGACCGAGCCGCACACATGGCAGTGGGGGTCGGACAAAGAGTATGCGACGCGCCAAGAATACGAGCACAAAACGAAAAAAGCATTTGTGCGCAAGGCAATTTGGAATAACGAAAATGATTATGTTGACGCTGTGAAGCGCCGAATAACGAAGGGGTGACGGAATGGCGAATCTATACGACATACAAGCGTCACTCAAAACGTTTTTGGAGCAACAAACGGGTTATACGTGCGTTTGGATTTATGATGGCGTTAAGTTGCCAACAACCAAACCGTTTCTGACAATCGAGGACTTGCAAACGCAACACACCACGCTCGATAAAATGCGCGAGGTTGCCGAGTCAACTTACCGGTTTCAAGTTGGCGTGTATGCGTCGTCGAGTGCGCAAAAAGCGAAGTTGCCCGAGGAAATCAAAAGGGCGCTAACGTTCAACCAAATACCGCTATTAAATACGAGTCAACCCGGATTTCCTGCAGCTGGCTTTTTTGTTGCGGACATTGAACGAATAACTTCGATACCAAACGAAGATTTGGCGCAAAGCACGAACAATCACCGCGTTTATCTCGATGTAACGGTCGAGGTAACGCTCTACAAATAACGAACAAAGGGGCGAATTGAATGGCAATTTTAAAGGGGAAGGACATTGTTTACGCCGTGCGCGTGCCTGACGAGGGCGGCACATCAACCACACTGCGCGTCCTTTATCAGACAAGCGGTGGTCGGTCAAAGGAACGCGACGAAGTTGACGTTAGCACAAAGGATATTAGCGGGAGTGCTTACGGGCTCAAGACGGAAACAATCAGTTTTGAAGGACTTATGTCCGTTGATGACCCGGCACTGCAAGCGTTAGAGGACGCAATTGACAACGCCGAATATCCGGAAATTCTTGAAATCAACGTGAACACTATGAAGGCAAAAGTCGGCAAATATATGATTTCTTCGTTTGAAGTCGAGTATCCGGGCGATGACAACGCAACGTATTCGTTTGAAGCGTCACTTGTCGGCGACACAACCGAGGAAACATTAACGACTGTACCTGCTGGCGCAGACGAAATTTAATTCAGGCGGGCGACTTTGCCCGCTTAATTTATGAAATGGAGGAACTGCGGAATGGCAACATTTGAAATAAACGGAAAAGAGTACGAATTAAAACTGACATTTAAAGCGGTAAGGCACTTGAACGGACTTTACGAAGGTGGTGCATATGCGCTCATTGGCAAGGCAATTATGGGCGACCTTGACGCGTTTGTGAACATCGTTCACGCCGCACTTTTGCATACCGGCGAAAATTTCGCATTAAAAGACATCGAAACAGCAATTGAACAGCTATATGAGGCGGAAAAACTTGACCAAGATTCCGTCACGAAAATTTGCAACGAAGTCGTAGTCAACAGTTTTTTCTACAAGAAAACCGTCGACAAGCTATTGAGGGACAACCCGCAAGCGAAAAAAGCACTCGAAACCCTTATGGCATAACAGACGAATGTGACGTTGCAATTGCGGACGGATGGCGGTATCTCCGTCTCACACCGCATGAGATAGAATCGCTGACACCGCGCGAGTTTGCGATTCTCATGCAAGCGGAGAGTGAACGTCGTTTTGATGAGTATGAATTGATGGCAATTCAAGCGATGTGGAACCGTGCAGCGTATCACGCAAAACGGTTGAAAAAGTCGAACTTGTTCAAGCGACCAAGAGACGATGAGCAAGTCGACCCAAAAACAATCGAAGAACGACGCAAGGAAGTTGACGAAATGAACGACTGGCTTGCGACTTTAACGGTCGAACGGAAGGGGTGAGACGGTGGAAGAAAACATTCTCGTCAAGGTTGGTGCGGATATAAGTGATTTGAGTAGCGGAATGGCAAAGGCAGGTAAAGAGGTTCAAACATTTAGTAGCCGTATGGAAGGCTTTGGCAAAAATATGCGCGACATTGGCGGAGGAATTGCGCTTTCATTTGGTGCAATCGCGACTGGGATCACCGTTCCGTTAAAACAAGCGGTACAGACTTCGGTCGACTTTGATAGTGCCATGCGACGTGCGGCAACGATTGCTGGGGCGACAGAAAAAGAATTTGACGCGTTAAAAAGGACTGCGCTTGACCTCGGAGCAAAAACGACCAAGTCGGCGCAAGAGGTTGCAGTAGCGATGTCGGAGATGGCCGCGAAAGGCTACGATGTGAATCAAATAATTGCGGCTATGCCGGGCGTTATCGCCGCCGCTGAAGCGTCGGGCGAGGACTTAGCGCTGACGGCGGATACCGTATCTAGTGCGATTAATGCATTTGGACTTAAAGCGGAGGATGCTAGTAGGGTGGCGGATATACTGGCGCAGTCAGCTAACGACACCGCTGCCGGCATTGCGGACTTACAATATGCTTTTAAATATGCGGCAGGACCAGCCGCACAGCTAGGGTACTCGATTGAAAGTGTAACAGCGGCAGTCGGGATTATGGTCGACGCAGGACTCGCCGGAGAACAAGCGGGTACATCATTAAGGGCGGCATTATTACGTCTAGTTAAGCCTCCGAAACAAGCAGCGGACGAACTTAATAAATTAGGTGTATCCATCACCGACCAAAACGGAAACATGAGGTCGTTGAGTGATATTATTGGCGACTTAAATAAGAGCATGGACGGCTACACAGACGCACAAAAAGCGTCGGCACTTGCTGCAATTTTTGGTACGGAGGCAGTGTCGGGCATGATGGCGCTCGTTGCCGCTGGTCCCGATAAAATCGACGCCATGACGAAGTCTCTCGAAAATTCGGCTGGCGCGTCAGCGGAAGCGGCTAAAAAGATGATGGGCGGACTTGGCGGAGCCATTGAGCAAATGAACGGTGCGTTTGAAACAATGCGAATTATCATCGGCGACCATTTATCTCCGATTATTCAGCGGTCGGTAGAATGGATAACCAAGCTGATTGAGGCGTTTAATAATGCACCGCCAAAATTGCAAAAGTTTATATCGGTTGCGGCGTTAGTGCTTGCGACGCTGACTGGATTTATTGCATTTATAGGAACTGTGACAGCAGGCATTGGTTTATTTACAATGTCAATCGCGTCTGCAATACCTGTACTCAAGAAACTTGGCGGTTTGTTCGCATTTCTAACGAGCCCGATTAGTATTGCTGTCATTGCGGTTGGCGCATTAGTCGCCGGGTTTATTGCGCTATACAAACACTCGGAACCATTCAGAAACTCGGTTAATCAAATCGGGTCGACGCTTAAAGGGGCGTTCTTTGTCGGCGTAGAAAAAGCAAGCGAAGTACTGACGAAACTAAAAAACATATTCATCGAACTTGTAAACACCAAAGTTGCGCCATTTTTTGAAAGTGTAGCCGATGTTATATCGCGAGCATTTAGTGGCGACTTTAGCGGGGTGGCGCAAATGTTCGGACAGCTAGTGCCGACCATTATCGGCTTTTTAGTTGGCGGCATTCCGGCGTTGATTTTGACAGGTGCGAAATTCCTTCCGGCAATCGCCGAAGGTATACAGCGGAATTTGCCAGCATTACTAAGCGGAATCACAGCGGTTGTTAACGGCATTATTACCGCCATAACCACATACTTGCCGATGTTTGTACAGTCAGGCGTCGACGTGCTGACGAAATTAATTGAAGGACTCACGAATGCAATCCCGATAATTTTGCCAGCGATTCTCACGATTGTAACAACGCTGATTACAACGATTGCAAAGTTTTTTCCGCAGTTCGTTCAGGCGGGCGTAACCGTCTTGACGAACCTGTTAAACGGAATTGTTAACGCCCTTCCGTTGATTGTAGGCGCAATTCTAACGTTAGTCACAACGATTTTAGGCGTGATTACCGATAACTTGCCGCTGATTATTACGGCGGGAGTTACGATACTAACGGCGCTCATAGAAGGAATTATTACGCTATTGCCAGCGATTATTGACGCTGTGTTGTCGATTATTTTGACGATTGCGCAGGCGGTTATCGACAATCTGCCGAAAATTATCGACGCAGGAATTAAAATACTGGACGCTCTCATTAACGGTATTATTTCGATTTTACCGCAATTGATTGACACCGGAATTATGCTGATTTTTGCTTTATTTGGCGCGCTAATCGCTAACTTGCCGAAGATACTCGACGCAGGCGTCAAAATTTTAGTCGCTTTGATTGACGGAATCATGAAGATTTTGCCACAACTTTTGCTGGCTGGCTTAACGCTTATCGTCAAATTAGCTGGCGCTTTAATACAAAATTTACCGAAAATCTTGGAGGCAGGCGGGAAAATTTTATTGGCGTTGCTCGACGGTATCGCGAAATTAATTCCGAAGCTGCTATCGCTTGGCTGGGATTTAGTTAAGAAATTGGCTGGCGCTATTGATGACAAAGTCGGCGACATGTTCAATGTCGGAGCGAATTTGATTAAAGGGCTGTGGAACGGTATTAATTCCGTTAAAGACTGGATCATCGGAAAAATCGGCGGATTTACGGACAGCATAGTAAAAGCGGTCAAGGGATTTTTTGGCGTGCATTCGCCGTCTAAGGTATTTCGCGACGAAATCGGTAAAATGCTCGGACTTGGGCTTGTCGATGGTATAACGGCTACGCAAAGCGATGTCATCGGTGCCGCCCGGCAACTAACTAAGTGGGCAACGCCTGAACCTCCGGACGTATCGCTCGCGTATGCAACGCCAGCTGGCACATACGGAACACTATCGTCGGCAGTAAGTGGCACGGTTGATGTTAACTCGCGTGATGACATGATTGCGTCGGCGGTCAACCTGCTTGCGCAGAAACTGGACGGCTTGGCGGTCGAAATGGACGGAAAACAAGTCGGCAAATTAGTCGCGCCAACGGTAAGCCGCGAAATTAAACGTGAAACCGACAACGCAATTATAGGAGGTGGTCGCCGTGCAAGATTCTAATTTGACGGAGTCGTCCGTTTATGTCGACGATTTTCGCCTGCAAGACCTCGGTTTATCCGTGCGCTTGTCATCGAGCGAGCCGGCACTACCTAACATACGAAATCAATCAGTCGTCGTGCCAAATCGGCACGGCGCTTTTGATTATGGCGGATGGTTGGACGCTCGCGAATTCACGCTAGATTGCGTTTTTGACCGTCGCGAAAGTTACGCCGAATTAAAACGCGCGATTCGCAAACTAAACGCGCTATTTATCGACGAATGGGGACGCCCTAAAACGGTCAAGCTACGATTCGGCGACAATCTGAACGTGTATTTCAACGTAAGGCTTACCGGCGGCGTACCGATGGAACGACGAGCCCATCATGGCATATTTTCGCTGGCATTGACCGCGTTCGACCCGTTTAGCTACTCGAACGTAACGAGCGACGAGATAACGTGGGGCAGCGAGGACATTTATTTTACCGCGACTTATCCGCTAGGGCATAACGGGGGCAATGCAACGCGGAAAATAACGGGCAATACGACATTTACTACTTACGTGGACGGCGACGCTTTGCGGGCGGTTATGACGCTGGCTGGCTCGGCGTTAAACGTAACGATTAGCGCTAACGGAAAGGCGGCGGCATTGGGCGCATTTAACAACGCAAATATAACGATAGACGGCGAACACTATACGGTCACAAAGGACGGCGTTAATTCGCTTGCGCTAATGACCGGCGACTTTATCGAGTTATTGCCGGGAGACAACGAAATAACGATTACGGGAAGCTACATGAACTTTGATTTAACGCTTAGATACCGCGATAGATACGTATAGATATTGGGAGGGCGATAGAATGGCGGTTGAGAAAATACAAGCAACGGACAGTTTAAATGATGGTCGCGTCAAGTTGAACGCAGCTATTGAACAATCGAACGAGGCAATTACGAAGGCGACGACCGCGGATGAAAACGCGAGTCAGGCGGTTACGACGGCAAACAGTGTACAAGAACAATTTAATCAGGTAGTTATCGAAGGGGATTCGTCGGTGGAGGCGGCACAGGCTCGTGTCTCTTCCACAGGGATAGCTTATACAACTTTGAAGGAAAGATTGGACCAAGAACATGAGTCAGTTACCACGCAGTTGGCAAGAACAAGTAATGAAATAGTAGAAGCCCGCGGCGGAGAGACAGTTTTAAAAAATAGATTAGATAAAGTAGACCAGAAATATCAAGACGTTACCACGCAGTTGGCACAGAACACGACCGAAGTTGTGAATCTAAGCGATAAGGTGAATGCTTTACAATACGATAAAGCGAGTCGATCTGAACTTATTTCAGTTAATGAAAGAATCAGTAACATTATAACTAATCCTGCAGAAAGTGTATCTGCCCAAGAGATTATTGATGCAAGAGAAGGCGAAGACTCGTTAGGTGATAATATACGAAAAATAAAGTATCAAGTAGGAAGTGGTTTTAATAATCTCGTTAAAAATGGCAATTTCATTACCGATTCAAACTGGACAGCGTTTAATTCTACTTTAACATTTGATGGCACACTAATTATGGCAGGAAATGGAACTTATAACGTTACGAGAGCCAAACAAGATGTCGGTGGAGGTTATCTTCCAAAACATAAAGTGTATTTCAGGATAAATATGAAAACTGATAACGATCTAAATAGTATGGGTATTGCGCTTTATAAAACAGGGGTCACCGAGAGCGAAAAAGTAATTGAACGAAGAATTTATTTTCCTGTAGTAGGTGAAAATTATCTACTTAATGATATTGTGGAACTACCTATTGTTGATGGTGAATCAGATAGTTTATCAGTCGAAATAAGAGCGATATATAGTGACAGTGCATCATCAAACGGAAAGACAATACAAGCAGATAGATTAATCCTGTTAGATTTAACCGAGATGTTTGGTGTAGGAAATGAACCCTCAATTAATGATATAAATGAGTTCATCGAATCTTTACCGGATAAATGGGTAGATTACGATGAAAAATCGTCAAAAATAGAAAAAGGCCTTTTTAATTACAAAGCAAATAAAAGCGATATTTTGGAAGTAAAGACCATAATAGACACTCTTAATGAGAAAACATTCGAAGAAATTAACCGATTGCCTGTTAATCGAAATAAATACGATTCAAATTTAAAAACAATGAAAGTGTTCGAGAATCATCAAGAAGCTTATATTAAAGTGAATGCTTCAACAGACGTATTTGTACAATATAATCAAAAACCAACAGTTTTATTAACGTCTATCAATGCGACAGATGCTTACGTGTATTACGACATGGGGAGTATATTAGACTTTTCCAACAAAGATTTTATTGACATTCATCTACACGTGGATGA